GATCTGCTGCTGTAGGTTGCGCACGTAGCGCTCGCCATCGGAGAGCTTGTCCTTGTTCTTGTCCGCATCCGCCTGAAGCTTGGGCGCCTGCAGGTCGGGTGTGAAGCCGCGGTCTTCCTTAGACCGCTGGCCCATTGCATCGAGGACGTACTTGCGGTCCTGGAGCACCTTCAGCAGCCGCTCTTCCTCGGCGATCTGCGCCTTCGTGCGATCGATCGCGGCCTGATCGCGCTGGATGCCGACGCCGGTCTTGTAGCCTTGCTCCTCGCGCGCCAGCACCTTTCGCAGGGATTCGATCTGCTCCGTCTTCTGCTTGATGGCGCCGTCCAGCTCGGTATCACGGGTGGCGGTGTTGAACACCTTCGAGATGAATCCGAGGCCCGCGTCGCCGGCCTTGTTGAAGCGGTCGATCAGATCTGCGAGCGACGGGATGAGCTTGGAGGCCAACGACTGCCAAAGCTTCTCGGAGCCCTGCGCCAGCTTGGCCATTGCCTTCTCGAGCCGCTCGGCTTCGGCCGCCTGTTCGGTAGTGACCGTGGCCACCTGCTTCTGGGTCGCCGCCAGGTCCTTCAGCATCGGCAGCAGCGCCGCGCCGGACTTGCCGAAGATCGCCTGCACGAGGGCGACCTTGTTCGTGCCGTCGGCGTATCCCGACAGGCTGTCGGCCAGCTCCTTCAGGACCTCATCGACCGGCCGCAAATTCCCCGCCGTGTCCCGCGTCTCGACCTTCAGCGCTTCGAGCGCCTTGGCCGCCTTGCTGGTCTCCTCATCAGCGCCTTGCATCGCGCGCGTGAGCTTGCCGGCCACGTCGGTGATCTGATCGAGCCCCACGCCCGAGGGCTTGAGTGTGTTCAGCAGTGACGACAGCGACTCGACCGAGGCGCCGGTCATCTCGGCGGCATCGTCGAGCTTCGCGAGGCTGGAGACCGCATCGTTGAACTTGCCGACCAGGGCGTCGACCGACACGGCGCTCACGAGCCCGACGATGCCGGCCTTGGCGATCGAGAACGCCGCGTTCATCTTCTTGGCGGCGTCCGCGCCGGCCTGGCCGACGCGATCGAGGTTGTCGAGCGCCTGGGCTACGCGCGCTTCGACGTCGATGATGACGGAGGGCACTACAGCATCCCCTGACGGCGCGCGAGCTCGATCGGGTCGACCTCTTCAGGCGCCGTGCGCTTAACGAACGGCATGTAGTCCTCGATGGAGGCGAGATGGTTCTTGTCGCGGGTGCGCCCGGACCAGTTGGATACGGTCGATGCGACGATCCCGGTATGGATGTCGGCGCGCCGGTCGCCCCAGGGCTGCGTGAGCCACCGGGTGAACCAGAGACCGAATTCGGCGGAGGTCATGCGGGTCGGCAGTTCGCCCAAGCTGCAGCCCAGCGCCAGACAGAGATCCATGGCGCACTCCAGCTCGGGCGATGTCAGTTTTTTGGGCCGAGCCCCGAGAGGCGGTGCACAACCTCGAAGATGCGCATGGCTTCCTCGTAGTGCGCCGCACCCCAGGATTCCCACTGCTCGGCGCCCCACATCGGCTGCTTGTCGGCCATCAGCACGCACAGGCTCAGCACGGTTGCCACGCGCTTGGCGACCGGCAGGTCGTTCGTCTGCAGCTCAAGCCGCTCCGAGAGCAGCAGCGCCTTGACGATGACCTCGCCGCCCAGGACGTCGACCTGCACCGTTTCCATCGGCGGCATCGGCTCGGGGACCGCGCCCCGTGTGAGCACGGTCACGATGCGAACACCGACAGGCGGCCGTACACGGTGAACGTGACCGGCGTGGTCACCTTCTCCTGGGCCTGGCCGACTGGCAGCATCCCGCAGGACACGTAGCCCACGAAGACCATCTTCTTGCCATTGGCGAAAGAGAACCGTACGCAGCGCTGCGCCTTGGCGTCGGATGCAGCGTTCAGGGCTACGAGGCCGGCGTCGGCCGGATCCCAGATCGATTCGAATGAGTAGGTCGCCGACTGTGTCACCCCCGGGATCTGCGATGCCTGCAGATCGTGAATCGTGGTGGTGTCAATGAAGCTCGGGTCGCCACCTGAGGCGCTGCCACCGGTCAGCGTGGAGATCGTCGTGCCGAAGGTGATCGGCTCCATCGAGCCCGACGCGAACGTGCCGTAGAGCGTGCTGTCGATGCCCTCGGCCTCGAACGTGTTCGAGCCCGTGTTCACGTTGGCGACGCGCACGACCCGGGCGTTCATCTCCGACATGCCCTGCACGGACAGCTTGATGTAGCTGCCGTTGGTCGGATCGTCGCCCACGTACGTCACGACCGCGGGCGACGCCTTCGAAATACCCGTGACCGATTGCGCACCGCCCAGCGCGGACTGGATGGCCACGCCTACGCCTGACCAGATCGATACGTCTGCCATGTCGGCTCCCTAGAAATGCGAAAGGCCCGCTCGCGGCGGGCCTGGTTGAGGAATCGGGGTTGTGGGTTACGTAAACTTCGTGACGGTCAGCGTGGTGCCGCGCAGGCCGTTCAGGTCGACGTCCGGCGGCATCGAGGACCGGCCGGTCAGTACGAAGTTCGCTGCGCCCGCGGCCGGCACCACCGCATCAGCAACCTGGTTGGCGGCCTCCTGCGTGCGCGCCATGCAGACGATCTCCAGCGTCGCGATCTGGGCGGCCGGCACGCCGCTATGGATCGTCATCACGTACTCGGTGCCAGCGCGGCTGTAGGCCACGCAGGGCGGCTCCTGTTCCTGCGGCACCAGCTCCGGATAGATCCGCGTGCCGACCAGCGCCGTGACACCGGCGTCACCGGTCAGCGCGTCGAAGAGCAGCTCCTCCGCGCTCATCGCACCTGCGCCTTGAAGTCGCGGTCGAACCGCTGGTAGAACGCGGTGACCGCCTGGCTTCGGCCTCGCAGGAAGGCGTCGCGCATGAAGAAGCGGCCCTCGACCCAGCCGCCGGCCGCGCGGATGCGCTGGCGCTGCAGCGTGCGCGTGCGCCGGCCGCCGGCCAGTGCCTTCGGCTGCCGGGTGATGTGCCCCTGGTCGACGAAGTACCAGTAGAACGCGTCGATCCTCGAGGAGCCGGCCTTCGTCTTGCGCGTGCGGGCGCTCGCGCCGCGGCGGATCGCCACGCGGTACATCTCGGAGCCCTTGGGCGAACGTCGCAGCCGAGCGATGAAGACCGCCCGCTGCAGGGTGCCGGAGCGCCGCGTGGTGCGCATACGGATCGCGCTACGCGCGGCGTTCGCGATCTCGCGCGCCGCAGCACCGGTGGCCGCCCGCACCAGCTTGCGCTGCACCGTCTGGCCGATCTGGGCCATCTGCCGCTTCAGGTCCGGCAGGTTGGTCTGGATGGTGATCATGTCGGTACCGCCTCAGTAGCACCGAGGATCTCCAGCTCGCGCCGACGCGAACCGACGTCGATGATCGACGCGATGTTGTAGATCGCAGCGCCGTGCACGATGCGCATCTCCGGCAGCACGCCGGGCCGGTACCGGATGCGGATGCGCGCCGTCACGTCCGCGAGTTCGGCTCTGAGGCTCGTCAGCTCCCGGCCGGAGAGCGGCTCTACGGCCGCCCAGACGGTGGCGAATTCCTCCCACGTCACGAGCTGCTCGCCCAGGCCGTTGCGCGTCTTCACGGGCCGCTCGATCCGCACGCGCTGGGCGTAGTCGCCGGCCGCCAGCATCACGCCCGCCACAGTCGGTGCGGATCGAGCATCCGCTCGGCCCAGACGAGGGACTGCAGCCGGCCGTCGTCCACATCCTCACGCTGCCGCACCGCCGTCGCCGCCCGCAGGCAGATCCAGTGCACGATGTCCGTCGGCACGTCATCGGGATCCGTGAGCCCGGCCCGCCAACGCACCTCGACCGCATTGGCCCGCGCCTCGGTGGCCGGCCATCCCGCAACCGGCAGCACGTAGCCCGGCTCGGTGCGGTCGTCCAGCACATAGGCCGATGGATCGAGCGTCGTGAAGGCCCCGGTCGCGTCGTAGTAGGTCACCGACACGACCGATTCGATCAGCACCGAATCGCCGGTCTCGCGCTGCACGCTGGGTCGACCGAGTGCGATCGCCGCCGGGAACGCATCCAGCGTCCGCCCCCACGTCTGCAGCATGATGGAACGCTCCATCAGGTGCTCGGCCTGCCGGCGCGCCGCCTTCAAGTACATCGACAGCAGCGGGTCGCTCTCGACATCGTCCAGCGCAGCGTGGTCGCGCAGAAATGCCGCCGCCACCGGCTCCAGGACGGGGCCGGTGATCAGGCGCAACGACATGTCAGATCCTCTGAGGAGGGCGGCGGCCGCCGAGTTGCATCGGCCGGGCGTCACCCAGCACTGGCCGGCGGCGTCCGCCAATGCGACCGGGCAGCGTGGCCAGTACGGCCACCAAACGCACCGCGTGCCCAGTGACCAGGAACACCCCGGTCCGGGCTCTGAGATCGCCGCCCACGAATCCGAAATCCGCCTCCTGGCCGACGAGCTCGAACATTCCGGCGTCCGCCGACAGCCGTCGGCGCAAAAGCAGAGCGGCGTCCTGGCCGGCCAGCACGAAACTGCCCATGTCCGCGACGAACGGGCGAGTCACGCGCAGGCCGGCCGCTTGGCCCCCGAGCACGAAGACACCGGCATCGGCGGTCAACAGGCGCGCCACGCGCATACCGGCGGCCTGGCCGATGAGGCTGAAGCTTCCGGGTGCGGCGGACAAGCGCCGCGCCGCGCGCAGACCCGCGGACTGGCCGGTGAGCGTGAAGGCCCCCGTCTCGGCGGACAGCGCGGTGTTGCCCGCGACGTTCAGCCCCGCATCCTGGCCGGTGAGCGTGAAGGCTCCGGTGCCGGCGGCCAGCCGCAGCGCACGCCGGAACGCGGCCGCCTGCCCGGTGAGGTTGAAGGTGCCGGTAGCGGCGGCGAGCACGCGCGCGCGCAGCAGGCCGGCCGCCTGGCCCGTCAGCGTGAAGGCGCCGGCGGCGGCCACCAGCTTGTACCCGAGGCGCATGCCTGCGGCCTGGCCGGTCACGGCGAAACTGCCGGTGCCGGCCGCCAGACGATGGGCAACCCTCATCCCGACCGCCACACCGGTCAGCGTGAAGCTGCCGGACGCGGCGGTCAGCCGCCGCGTGGCGCGCAGCGTGGCGGCGTGGCCGGTGAGCACGAACGCGGCGGCAGCCGCCACCAGCGGATAGGACTTGCCGATGCTGGCGGCCTGCCCGGTCAGGGTGAAGGCCCCGGCATCGGCGACCAAGCGATGCGCGACCTTCAGTCCCGCGGCCTGGCCGGCCAGCGTGAACGATCCCGTGGCGGCGACCAGGCTGAACGCGTTGTCGCTGTAGTACTCGGCGTAACCGTATTGCGCCTGCGCACTGCTCGGCAGCGTGAACGTCCGCGTGCCGACGGCCCCGGCGGTCACCTGGATCGCGTC